CTACTAGAACTGCTACTAGAACTGCTACTAGAACTGCTACTAGAACTGCTACTAGAACTGCTACTAGAACTGCTACTAGAACTGCTACTAGAACTGCTACTAGAATAATCTATATTGGTTGAACAATGTTTGCTAATAATATTTTTTGAAATAGATTGATCATGAGTTTTTATTTTTGAACTACTTAATACATTTTTTATTTTAGTCATAAAATTTTCACGAGGGTAATAATTATTCATATCCTTTCCTTTTAATAACACTTTAGAAATGCTATCATTTCTCCATTTAAAAAACCCGCTCCTTACTCTTATTGTTTTTGGTAGCTGTAAACTATAAAAAAGATAAATATTTCTCAACCATCCTCCAATATGAATGACCTTTTTATCTTTATTATTTACAAATGATTTGCAATTAAATTTAGGAACATTACATTCTGTAGGATGAACTAAAGAATAAACCGGAACATTTATATTATCCTTTTTAAATCTTTCTATAAATTGTTCTCTAAGAGTTTTAGACAACACAAAAATTCCTTTACAACAACTTAGAGAATCTATAAATTCAGAACAATTTAATAAAGTATTACAGTTATAATCACTAAATGTTGTATCAAAAGTATGATGTATAAAACCAACCCAAGGTTTTTTATAAGGAATTATATTAATTATTTTGTTTATTTCTTTATTCCAATGAAAAGTACGATCTACATATAAATCTAAATGTAAAGGATTTTCTCTATTATTAAAAGGAGTTATATTATCATATACATATCTCCACCCTGATCTATGAGCACCAGAACGATCAATTTGATCCATATATTCAATATTAAATAATGATTCTTTATGTTCTGTATTTTCTACACCTTTAATACTGTCGATAAAGGTACCTTGCCGTGTATCGACGTCGTCGGTAAAGGTACCATTATTTATTGAATTTAAATCAAGATTACATTTATGTAAAATATCATTTACAATCCATCTCCATTCCTTTTTATAATCATATTCTGTTTTTTTATTAAACATTTTCTCCTTTAATCCAAAGTTATAAATTGAATTAATTGTTATATTATGTTCCAATGTATTTTTATAAATAGCAAAACTTGTTAAATGATAAGAAACAATAGAAACGATTGTATTTTGTAAATTTTTATCTTTTATATTTTTATAATGTGTATATCCTTTTTGAATTGAAAAATCCATAATTTTTGAATGTAAATCATTAATCATATCATCTACTTTATTATTTTTTATATATTTATTATTACTTTCTCCATTTTGACATATGATATCCATTAGTGTTGTTATATTAATTAATGAAAATAAATTACTATTAATATTATAATAATATGTTTTTTTAATGAATTCATCAGATTTTATTAATAATTTATACTTGTCAATTAATTCATGAAGATTTAATGTAGTTGGTATACGATCATCGTTTAATGAAAGTTTACATGAATATTTCCAATTTACTTCTTTTAACAAGTTATCTACTTTTCTAGTTGTATAAATTGGTATAATAGGTACAGAAAAATATAAAGAAAATAATGTAGCATGAAAACGCATAGGAATGCATAAAGTAGTAATTTTAAAAATATCAAACAATTGATTATAATCTAATGTATTTTTTATAAAAGTTACATTAGACAACCTTTTTTTATCAATTAAATTACCGACATCATCACCTATTAGTATATCATTTTCTGATGTATTTAAAACATCATTTCTATTTTTTGTATTAAATGGTAAAAATATGATATAATAATCAGCATCTATTAAATATTCTACGAATTTAGAGATATTATAAACAACATTATAATATTCTAAAGAATACTTTTCATTATAAATATTCCTAGATAAGCAAATAGTAGCTATTTTTTTATTTTTTATATTATTTATATCGACAATATCCTCGGTAAAAAAGGTACCTTTACCGACGGTATTAGACGGCAAGGTCTTTCTTTTTGTAATATTTTTCGTTAATAAAATAGAAAGATCTGGAAGATAAAAAACACGATCTTTACCTATATATTTATAAAACATTTCAAGATCCATTCGCGTTCGTAAAAAAATATAATCTATCATGTTTAATTTTTGATTTTCAACCAACATATTTATATACGGTATTCCAACTGATAATGCTATTATTAAATTTTTTTTACCGTTAAATTTAGAGTATACTTTGTCTATAAAATACACATTTAAAACATCACCACCACCTACAATAATAATATCAGAATCTGAAAATTCTACATCATTAATTTTATCACAATCATAAAAATCGATTGTATATTTATATTCTTTTGGTAAATATGTACTGAATAATAGATCAATTGAAGTCTTGTATTGTTCGTCACCTGCGTTAAAATGATTATAGTATCCAATTATTTTTAAAGATAAACTCATATCTATTAACCAAGAAATAAAAATTATTTATTAAACAAAAAAATAACATTTAATACAATGACACGATAACGCGTTTTTCTTTACATACCTTGTATACCTTATATAACTGAAATGTCCTATTTTGGCAAGGTACCTTACAGAGCTAAAATGCTCTATTTCGGCAAGGTACCTTACAGAGCTGAAATGCTCTATTTCGGCAAGGTACCTTACAGAGCTGAAATGCTCTATTTCGGCAAGGTATACAAAAAAGCTAAAATGATTTTTAAAAAAATGGAATAAAAAATTTAAAAATATTTATATACAAATAGTAACTATGTTTTCTAATTCTGGCAGTGACCGTTATACAGTTTTTCCTATTAAACATCATAATCTTTGGAAATTTTATAAGCAACATTTATCGACATTTTGGACTGCAGAAGAAATAAAACTATCAGATGACCTCGTTGATTGGAATGAAAAACTGAATGAAAATGAAAAGTTTTTTATTAAAAATATTTTAGCATTCTTTGCAGCAAGTGATGGTATAGTTAACGAAAATTTAGTCGTTAATTTTTATAATGAAGTTCAAATTCCAGAAGCTAGACAATTTTATTCTGTTCAAATGTTGTTGGAAGCTATACATGCAGAAACATATTCTCTTTTAATTGATACATATATTTCTAATACCGAAGAAAAAAATAAATTATTTAATGCAGTTGAAACAATTCCTGCAGTTAAAAAGAAAGCTGATTGGGCAATTAAATGGATTGAACAAGGTAGTGCATTACAACAAATGATACCAGAAAAACATATGGAATGGTTAAAATTTTTAGAGAACTCTGATGAATATCAAGATCAACAACTTAATCCTAAAATAATTGAGGCTTTGCAATTTATTACCAATGAGAAACCCAGTTTTGCACAACGATTACTTGCATTTATATGTGTCGAGGGGATTTTCTTTTCTGGATCATTTTGTGCAATTTACTGGTTAAAAAGCCGAGGTTTAATGTCAGGACTTGGAACAGCCAATTCTTTTATAGCAAAGGATGAGGCTCTCCACGCATCGTTTGCAATCGAGTTGTATAACATGATAGAAGATCGTTTGGATGAAAAAATTGTTCATGCTGTTTTTAAAGAAGCTGTTGAGATTGAAAAGGAATTTATAACAGAAAGCTTACCGGTTTCTTTAATTGGAATGAATTGTAATTTAATGAGCCAATATATCGAAATGGTTGCTGATAGATGGTTAGTTTTATTAGGTTACTCTAAAATATACAACACACAAAATCCTTTTCCTTTTATGGAAATGATTAGTTTAAATGAAAAGGTCAACTTTTTCGAAAATACAGTTACAAATTATCAACGAGCTAACGTAGGATCAACTCAAGAAGAAAGACAAATTTCTTTTGATTGCGATGACTTTTAATTTTATTAACCAAAAATAAAATATTTTATAAGATATTTTATTTTATTTATATAAATTATATATTATGTCTGAATCAAGTTCTGTTAATACAAATTTAACATCTACAAGTTTTTTTTCTTCCAGTCCTCAAGAATTTTACAACTGGTTTTCATTTAATATGAAATTAGTATTCTTCTTTATCGTTATAGCTGTTTTACTATCACTTGTATTCTTCCCAGCATCAATGGACTATGATATTATGTACGATAATATAAATAATATAAGAAGTTATAGAGGACGTCGTGGATGTAGAAATAGAATGAGATGTCCTCATTGTAACATGATGGGATGTTCCGGGAACTGTAGAGCTACACATGGTCATGGTATGCCAGATATGCAAGCTATGAATAGAGCTATTATTTTAAATAGATTAATAGAGATACCTTTAACGACGACGTCGATAGACGGCAAGGTACCCAACAATATTGAAATGGAAATGAAAATGAAAGAATCAACTCAAGTTCCACAAGTACAGAGAGTACTACAAGAACCACAAGTCCCAACTGGTATTGCACCTGAAATTGGAAAAGAAATTATTATGGAAAATTTTAGTAATGAAGATATGATGTCATTTAGTTATGAAAAGAGCTCTGAATATCAAAGTATTCCATTACTAGCTCAAATGGATGAAAATAATAATCCTAAAAACTTGTTCTTTGGTCAAGCCAATCGTTTTATTATTTCAAAAAATGGAAAATTAAATTATAGATTAGAACTTTATTGTAACTTGCTCGTATTAAATGGTAATATATATGACACGGCTAAAAATGTAGATCAGATGTACAAGGTATTTTTAATTAATACTAAAACTGGTAAACAAGTATTCTTGGACATACTAAAAAAAGACGGTGATGGTATGTATAAAATAAAATTCAATTCATTAGATATTAACAAAGAAGCACAGGAATTTATTGAATATGACAAAATCCAAATTATATATTCTCTTGATAATAAGGATAATATTCTTTTAGAAGGTAAATTTAAATAAACTTTACTTTTTTAAGAAAGTGGATTATATCTCATCCCTTCTGTTTCATATTTCTTAAATGTAAATGGTTCATCACTTAATTCACTTATTATTATTTTATCTCCATCAAATAATTCAATATCATTTTTTGTTTTAAATGGTATCTTTACACTATTTCTTCCTTCATTTATAGTATAATATTCTAACCGATCACTTTTATTAGGATATTTTTCTCTTGCAAAAACAGGAAATTGACCACTTTTTAAATTACTCAGGTATCCTATTCTTTGATAAATATTATATGAATCATATCTATCTCTATATAAATTTAATGGAGGTGATATAGGATTATATATTTTATTTAATAATCTATTTTGTATAATATTTCCAGTTTCAGAATCAATTCTTGGGCCATTACTTAAATCTATATTTGTTTGACTATCTCTTTTTAATTCTTGTAAATTTCTTTCACAATTTTGTTTTTCTATTTTTGAATCAAAAAGTGCATCTTGTAATAACGTAATTTTATTAATTAATTCTTTTTGTGATAAATGCGAAGAAAGATCAACATTTGCCATACCCTCACGTTTTTTATTTAAAATATATAATAAAAAGAATATAACGCATAATAATAAAAATACATATAATCTAAAATTTCCTCTTTTAAAACAAATAATCTCACTATTGACCATCTTCTATGTACTCTATGTGCTCTATATATATATAATAAAAAAAAGATAACTAATTTTTATTGAATTTTTATAAAAATTGAATTTTTATAAAAATGAATGTTTATAAAAATGGATTATAAATATGATTATGATTTTCACACAAATCATGAAATTATATTACCAATGTCTAAATATAAAGGTAAAGGTTTATGTGGTTTAATTAATTTAGGTAATAAATGTTTTTTAAATTCCATATTAGCATGTTTAAGTAATACGGTAAAATTAACAGATTACTTTCTATCTTGTAAATATAAAAAAGATGATCCCGAACAGTTAAATAAACGAAAAAAAGAATATAATTTAGTATCAAGTTATTTACATTTACTTATAAATATCTGGGAAACAAATCAAATTATTAAACCAAAAACATTTATTGAAAATATAAGCAAATTTGTAAATAAATACTATACATTAGAACAACAAGATTCACATGAATGTTTATTATATATTTTAGATATTTTACATAAAGGTCTTTTATACGAAATTGAAGTAAATATACAAGGTGTTGTTCAAAATGAACAAGATATTTTAATGAAAAAATCTATTGAACAATGGAAATTTTTTTATGAAAAAAACTATTCTTTTATTATAGAATCATTTAATGGTATGTTTTACAATAATGTTGTTTGTAATAGTTGTAATATTAAAGAAAATATTTTTGAACCTTACAATACCATTAGTTTAACAATACCTGAAAGTGGTTCTTTTTCATTAAACGAATGTTTATTTAATTATTTTAACAAAGTAGAAAAAATTGATACATGGAATTGTGATAAATGTAAAAATTATGGATGTAAAAAGGAAAATAAAATTTGGTCATTTCCTAATTATGTAATTATTCATTTTAATCGTTTTAAAAATAATGGATCGAAAATTAATACAAATATTGATTTTCCAATCGATAATCTAAATCTTACAGAACATATTTCAAAAGATAAAAAGGATCCAAATAACTATATTTATTCATTATATGCTATTAATTATCATTCTGGTAATTCTAGATCAGGTCATTACTTTTCATGTTGTAAAAATTTAAATAAAAATTGGTATTTATTCAATGATGGCGATGTCTCTAAAATCGAAAATAGTAATACCTTGCAGTCTATCGACGTCGGTATATCATCAAAAGATGCATACATATTATTTTATCATAGAAAATTTATCAAATAAAATTATTTTTTAACATTATTCCCAGAAGCAAGTGCTATTTTACAAATATGTTCAAGTCTTTCTACATGTTCAAATGCACTCCATGCATCTCTACCAACAGCTATTATACCATGTCTATCTAATCCAATAATATCAAAATCAACCTCGCCCGTTTCATTATTAAGATTTAAAGCTTTTGTAGCTGCAAATCCTAATTCTTTACATATAGGTGGAATCATAGGGACACTTGGACCAACTCTAGTATATCTATTAATTTCTGGAAATTCTTCTGCTAAGGTTTGAAGATTCCAACCAGCATACATAGCCGCAACAATATATGTTGGATGTAAATGTAATACAACTCTATTTTCCGGTACAATACGTTGAAGTAAAGCATGTAATGGAACCTCTCCACTTGGTTCTAAACCAATAAGTTTTCTTTGATAATCATCACTAACTCTTTTAAGATTTAACCATGGTTCATCAGCTACCTTATAGTCATCATTAAATTTTAATTTGAAAATAAGTTCGGCATTAAGATGTTGTTTTCTAACTCCACTTGGAGTAATATACAAATATTCTTCGTCTTTACGTCTATAAGATCCATTACCATCTCTGGTAGAAATCCAATTACGTTCGTAAGCTGTCTTAAGAACATCACAAATAGTATCAAGCATTTCTTTTTTTATATTTTAAATAAATATAAAAAATTTTATAAAAAAAAGTTGTATTATTCATCCTTTTTAACTGGATTTTTAGTAGGATCATGTACTACTGGTCTTTTTGCTCTAATATCTTCGTAAGGATTACAATAATCTTGATCTTCTTTACAAGTTTTTGGATTTAAATACAACCATTTAGCAAATTCATTTTGTGCATTAGGAATAGTAGTAGATGGCATTGTATAAAATTGTCTTTGAGAGTTCATTTTTCCAAAAATATCATTAACATCTTTAAATAAATTATTACTAAATGTTTCTTCTATTTTTTTCTTTATTACTGGATCATTTGGATCACATGCCGGTGGTCTATCAAATGTAGTTTTTGTATTTGGATCTAAATTTAAATAATCTTTCATAGTAACATTCATAAAAGGATTATCAATTGTTGGTTGTGTACATTTTTTTACTTCATTTTTCTCGTCTACTTTTTTTGGTTGTGGAATTATTTGAGATTTATTATCAAAAACTGTTTCGTCAAGTTTAGTTTCAACGTTAGTTTCAACTTTTTTTTCTTCTAAAGAATCAAAAGATTCTTGATCTCTATTATTATAGATATAATATGTTAGGATCATTGCACCAAATGGCAAGTAAATATATCTACTATCATTTTTATAAAAATATAAAATAATAAAACAATAAAATGAAAGACGAACTAAAGAATTAAATTTTTCTTCTAATGTATGATCAGGTGATGGAAAAAAATCTGTTAATCTATCTTTATTCCATAAAATAGTTATATTGTTATACCAAAAAGGATCAGAAATAGACGTCATTATAATAATCTATTAAAAAAAATTTTATTAATTATTATTTAATAAAATTTTTAATAAAATATTTTTTAAACAATAGAAAGATACCTTGCCGTCTATCATTAAAGGTAGAATTAATCTACAGGTTCACTTTCTGGTTGCTTGAATTTATTTAAAATATTTTCAGCTTCTCTTTCTAATACATTTTTATCTATCTGTCCTGTATTAATTTTTTCTTCTAATTTTGTAGTAATATTATTTACTATACCTAATATCTTGTCATCCTTTTTACCTGACATTAAAGAAGATAATAAGCTAATTGGATCCAAATTTTCAGTTTGAATTTCATTTGTCAAATCAGAAGCTATATTCATTATTTCTTTATTTTCCATTAAAGATTTAAAAACATCACTAAATCCACCAAAATTATTCATATTAGGTAAACTACCACCATAACTTTTTTCGCTATTTTTATTATTTTTAGCATTTTCCTCAAACATTTTTAAACATTGTTCCAAGTCATTAATTCCATTTAATGTATTATTTAATCCTGCAGGTATATCTTTAGATAAAACATCTAAATTATTTAAATTTAATTGATCCAAAGTTATATTCTGCAAATTATTGAAATCTATGTTTTTTATATTCATATCCTTTGTAAATGAATTCAATATGTCATTCATATCGATTTTTTTCGATGTGTTTTCCGTTACGTATTCAACATCTTCAATTTCATTTTCTATCTTTTTATTTCGTAAACAATTTACATTTTTAACAAAATCCAATATTTCACTAAAATTTTTAGATGTTTTTTCTAAACCAAATTCTAAAATAGATACAGCCATATAAATATTGTTGATATAATTTATAATAGTCTTTTTAGTATTTTTATTTTCATCTTTAAAAATTTTAAACTCTAATATACCTTCAAATAAACACAATTCTTCTAAAAATTTAAAATCAGATGTTTTTAACTTGTTTTTACTAGTTATTATATATGCTATTTTATCTTCATAACCTTTTAAAATAACATTTGTATTTTTTGCAAATTCATATATATTTTTATCCTTTTTTACCTTTGTTAAAAAACATTTTAATTTATGTATAGTCTCTTTTGAAACATAATCAAAACTTAATTCGATTTCATTAAAAAATTTTTCCAAAGTATTTTTTAAATCATCTTCTATATATTCAATAGAAAAATCCATAATTATCTTTTTAATTTTATGATATAAAATAGATTAAAAAGATTACCGCAATTGATAATAAAAACTAAACACCTTGCCGAAATAGAGCATTTCAGCTCTGTAAGGTACCTCATTAATTAGTGCATTGTGTCCCAGCCTTTAATAATTTATGAAAGTATAACCATATATACGCCTTTTGATTATCATTTATATCATGAGATAACCAAATGTTACGTATTTTATTACCAAACAACTGGTTTTCAATATTTATTCCAGTTTGTTGCAAATTTAAATTTAAAAAAAAGTTTTCGTCACAACTAAATATATATTCTTTAAAGGGGCCAGCATAATCCATATATTGTTCTACAACTAATCTTGGATTACTTTTTCTAATAAATTCGACTGTACTTTTTATAAAAACTATATCAGATTTAAAAAATGAGAAATTATTTTCTAAATAGTCTAAAAATTGATCTAATATATCATTAAAAATCTTTATTTGAACGATCTTGCTCATTATTTTTATATTTAAATATTTAAATAAATAAAAATATAAATACAACCGCTTATTAATATTTGCATTAATTTTTAAAAATTTTTAATTTTTTTATTATCGATTTTATTTCAACTTGCGTTATCTTTTTAAAACTAAAATAAAAAATAAAAATAACTACTAATGTCATCAAAAGACGAATCGCCTAAAATACAATTTAAATTAGATGAAAAAATAAAACATCTAAAAGATATTCGTCACGAAATAAAAAAAAAGAGAATATTTTTTGATGAAAACAAGGAACGATTTGGTTTTGATGAATTTTCTCAGCTTATAAAGGTAAAAAATACATCAGAAGTAAAGGGATATCCATTCAAGGCGTATAATAAAAATAAAAAAAACCATGAAAAAACACACGGTATTCGATATGGTTTAAAGGTTGTTCCTGTCGAAACAAAATACGATAAAAATGAACATCCTTCAAATTTGGAAAATGTTATCTTGAAAGAATTGACAGATAACATAGTTAATAAAATGATTTCTCCCCATTTTGCTTATTATCTAGGAGTTCAAAAAGTAAGTAATAAGAGTAGAGCATTGAAAATGTTGAATTTAAAACGCCTTGAAGTAGAAGAAAAAATTAGAACTCATTCAAATATGTTAATATCAGAATTTGTTGAAGGTGGTAGTTTAGACAATTGGGTATTTGACACATACGAACAGGACAAAGAAATTTCTGATAATGAATGGAAGGTAATTGTTTTTCAAATGTTGTATACTATGACTATTATGCAATATCATTATCGCATGATGCATAATGATTTTCATTATGGAAATATATTAATAGACAATACAATTACTCCAGGTGGTTATTTCGTTTATCAATTAAAAGATAAAAAATATTATGTTCCAAATGTTGGTATTATTTGCAAAGCTTGGGATTTCGAATTTGCAATGATATACTCAAATAAAATGAAAGAAGGATACCCTAATAAATTTATAACCGGTACATTTGAATACGATCGTAAAGAACATAAAACTATCGTAAAAGAAGAAGATCTCGAGTCAAAAGATACAGAAGATATTAACGTTCCGTTTAATTATAATGAAGTATATGATCCACATTATTTTCTTACATCACTCTTAGATCTATATATTTCACAGGATCTATTTGATTGGATCATTTCTTTATATCCAAGAGAATTAATACCAGAAGATGAAAGCTCCTCGAGTTGCAGTGCAAGCAGCGCAAGCAGCGCACCAAGTGACTATAGTAGTTCAAGTTCTAATAAAAGTGGAAAAAAATTATCACCTTTATCTAGTATTTCATCAAAATATAAAAAAAAGAGTAACGACAAGAGTAACGACAAGAGTAACGACAAGAGTAGCGACAAGAGTAACGACAAGAGTAACGATAAGAGTAGTGAAGAAAGTAACGATAATAGCAGTGAAGAAAGTAACGATAAGAGTAACGATAATAGCAGTGAAGAAAGTAAATATATGCACGATGGTAGATTAATAAATGGAACAGAAGAAAAATTTAGCTTACCTAATCCTCTAACATTAATAAATGATGCATTTTTTGAATCTTTTACAAAAAAACCAGATGATTTTGATGAAAAAACAGCTGTTTATTTTAACGCAATGTTTTAAAAAAAAAATTAATTTAAAAATATAATTATTATAAATAAAAATGAATGTAATAATTACTGGAGCTGCTGGTTTAGTTGGAGCAAATTTTGTAGAATTTTTATTAAAAAATAAAGAACAGTTGCAGGTATCTACCGTTTATGGTATTGATGATTTTTCAGGTGGCTATTTAGAAAATATTCCAATAAAGGAAGTTGAAGGAAAAATTGTATCCTCTAATAGTTCATTTGTTTTTATTAAAGCTGATTTAAGTAATAGAGATGATCAAAAATTAGTAGAAGACATATTTAAAAAGGATAAGATAGATTATATTTTCCATTTTAGTGCTTATGCAGCAGAAGGTTTATCTCCATTTATCAGACAATATAATTATATGTCGAATGTTATTCCAACTACTTTTTTGATTAATATGGGTATTAAATATAATATAAAACGGTTTGTATTTACAAGTAGCATGGCTACTTATGGCAGAAATACAACACCATTTACAGAAGATATGAGACCAAATCCAATTGATCCTTATGGTATTGCAAAATATGCTTGTGAAATGGATTTAAATGTTGCATATGAACAACACAACATGGAATATTGTGTTATTTTACCTCATAATATTTTTGGCAAATATCAAAATATCTGGGATCCTTATAGAAATGT